GTTGCGGCGACGTTTAACCGCTCGATAAACTATCGGTATATGCAGGCAAACGAATTTAAGGCGGACTATTTTATTTCGCTCCACTGCGACGCGTCGGCGGACAAAGACGCAAAGGGCGCGCACGTTTGCGTATATTCCAAAAATTCAACCGCAGAAAGGTTAGCAAGCGCGGTAATTAAAAAACTTATCCCTTTGGGACTGGACGGCAGAAGCGAGAAAATCACCGAGCGCAAAAACTTGGGCGTTTTAAAGCACACAAATATGCCGGCGATACTTATTGAAATGGGATTTATAACAAATCCCGAAAACGCAAGTCTTATGCGGTCACCCGGGGTGATTGCAAGGGCAATTTTTGAGGGCATTTGCGAATTTACGGGGGTTAAAACCGAGAAAGAATATATGTCGGTTAACGATACCATTGCGCTGATGAGCGACAGGGGAATTATATCCGACGCGGAAAAATGGTATAACGGCACTTGGAACGACGATGATTTCAAGTGGCTGTTAAGAAAGGTTGGGACGTACATTGCAGATAAAATGTAAGGCAGGGAGCAATATTTTTGAGGTGAACGGCGCGAGTGTAACAAATGACGTTGCGCCGTTTGAGAAGAACGACAGAACATTTTTACCGATTAGGTTTATTGCCGAGAATATGGGACTGTATGTTGATTATGACGGTAAAACGGGCATTGTGACGGTTGCAGACCGAAAGAAATATTTTAAGACGGTTGACGAGTGCGCCGTTGATTTCGGTATGTACGCAAACTGCGCGAGCATTGCTTTGTACCGCGAGTTCGGCGCGTATGTATTTGAGGACGAAAACGGGTATTACTGGGGCGGACTTGAAATCGGCAAAAAAGACGCGCAGAATGTCGTCACAAACACGGCATATGCGAGAAAATGCACTGCAAATCTGCACACGCACGGCGGTACGGCAGGCGGTGCGTCGAACAATCATTTTTCGATTGGCGACCAAAAAATTGCAAAAAAATACAAAAAGCCGATTTATTTGTGTTCGCCCGTCGGCGAGCAGTTAAAATACGAGCCGGACGTCGGCAAAGGCGGAAAAACAACGCGTGTAGGTTTTGCGCCGATTGACTGGAAACACGAAAAGTTTGTCACCGATTTGGGTTACAGGAGTTATGAAACGGCGAAAACGGATTTTCTTAATTATTTCGGCGGTAAATACAGACCGATTGCTGATGACTGCAAGTTTGGGTACATATTCGATTATTACAATTTTATGTTTTTAAGCGGGGAAGAGTATTGAAAATAAACGTACGCTTTTGTGTGCATTATTCCCTGCAATGTAAAACAAAAAGCACCCTGCTTTTTGCCTGCAAGGGGCAAAACACATAAGATATAATTTATTTAAGATTATACCTTATGTGTTTTTTATTACGAAAAAGGAGCTGATAAAAATGAATTTTCCTGTATTTAAAAACGGCGCATATGAGATAAAGAAAAAAATTATTGATAAATTCGGCGGGTTGTCGCGCGACGAGGGTGCATATGAAAACGAATTTTCGGACACATTCGGCATATCGGGCGACGCTTACCCGTATTTTGCCTGCCTTTATGATGATGTTAAACAGGACATTTTACTTTACGATTTGGGTTCATCCTCGCCGCACACACCGACAAACATACAAGGGGTTATTGTTCCCGGTATTTACACGGGACAGAAAAATCCGCCGTTTTGCGGTGTATGCGACAACAAATTTTATTTTGACGGGTACGAGGTTCAGAAATTTACCGACGACAAAATTACAATATCGGACGGACAAAAGGAGATTATTGATTTTTACGGAAAAATTGTTATTCTGCCCGACAGGCTTTTTTACTGCTACACTGCGGAATATGACGAATATTACACCGGGGAAGATTTGACCCAAAACAACTGGGATACGGCAAAGAACAAAACAAAATATTTACGGCGTATGGGAAAAGGGAAAAATCTTTGTTATGTGCCGGACGTACTTGGAATTAACCCGTCATCTGTTCCGACCGACGGCGTGCTTGTTGCGTTTGCCGATAAATTATTTTCCGACGGCGATGTTGTAACCGTTGAACAGGTGGACGCAAACGGTGCGAGGATTGAGGGCAGTATTTTAAATATTCTTGACATATCGTCGAAATACAAAAGCGCGTCGGATATGCAGGCGGTAACGGGAATTGTTCAAACGGGCGAAACATATGTAAGACCGACGTCATCTGACGTTTCGTCGTGTATTTATGTTAAATACATCAACTCCAAGGGCGAAAACATTAGAGAAACTTACAACAAATACGACCAATTTAATGACGCGGTAAAAAATAACCTTACACGTACTGTACCAAACAGCGGTAAACCATACTACTCGGGATATTTTAACGTAAGGCAGTATGTACCGAGTCTTGTATGCGCCTGCGTGCGCGATAACCGTCTCTGGGGTTCGGACGCGGACGGGCGCACGATATATGCGTCAAAACTCGGAAGTATAGACAACTGGAGCGAATTTAAGGGGCTGGACTCGGACAGTTTTACTGCAGAGGTGGGAACGGACGGCGAATTTTTGACGTTTATTAACTACAAAACCGCGCTTGTCGGATTTAAAAAAGACCACATACACATTTTATACGGCAACACACCGAAAACATATCAGCTTACAAAAAGCATTTCGGTGGGACTTACCAACAAAGAGGCGGTTATTGAGATTGACGGCGTTATATATTTTAACTCGTATGACGGAATATATGCTTTTACTCTCGGCGTGCCCGAAAAGATAAGCGACAAGCTTAATGTGCATTACGGCACGGCGCATTTTGCAACCGACGGCAGAAAGCTTTACATAGGCGGAAACACAAACGGAAAATATGAAAACATTGTTTACGACACACGGACGCGTTTATGGATTAAACGAAGTTCGTACGGTGTGAAAGCTTTATTCGGCGACAGAAAGTATGTTTACGAATTAAGAAACGACAACAAGATTTATTTGCTTGACGGCAAAACGGCTGACGAAAACACAAAATGGGAGGCGGTTACAAACTATATGACCGACGCGGATTTCGGCAGAAAATGCACAACCGACCTTTATTTTGCGGCGAATATTTACGGCAATGCGAAGTTTGACGTTTATATTTCGTACGACGGCGGCGAAGAAGTGCATTTGAAAACATTTAGCGCAAAAGACAGGTTTATAAAACGTATGCCGGTGAGGATAAAGGCATCGGACCGATATAAATTGAAATTTAAGGGCAAGGGTAAATGCGAGATTTTGGGAATTGAGAAACAGATAAGGATATCGGGACGAAATATGAATTATTAAACGAAACAAGGCGGTGAGGATATGCAGAGGATTGAGATAGGATATTTACAGAGGTACGGCGACAACAAGCGCGACATTGAGAACATTATAAAAACCGTTAACGAGTTAATTGAGCGTTTGGGCGAGAGCATTGAAAAGGATATTGAGGGCGGTATTGTATCGGACGCGGATATTGCGGATTTGAAAACAAGGGTTCGGGAGTTGGAATTAAAAAATCAGACGGAAAGCAACGGGTAAAATACACCGTCGGCGATAAATATTTGCCGCAGGCAAGGGAGGCAAGGCGGGACGATGTGGGCATCGTCCCCTACAACGGATTTATTTCGTTAACAGAGAAAAACAGCAAAAACAGTTTGAAAGGATTGATATTATGGGTTGGAAAGACAAAATTTCACAGGCAATGGGGACGGCGGTCAAAAACACAAAAACGGCAGTCACAAACGGCATATCGGGCGGTATTGTGTCAAACGGCACTGCAAGACGCGGTGCAACAGGCGGTATTACAAAGGCATTTAACGCATACACAAAGAAAAATCCGCAAAGCGCATATTTATACAAAAGCGGAAACACAAACGGCATTTCAAAGAGTGAGCCGAGCACATCTTACGTTAACAGCGACGTTCCCGAGGGCGGTATAGGAATAAGAAAGGCTCTTAACGGCTACGGAATTAAAAACAGCGACATAGGCTACCGCGAGGATAACGGAAACGGAATTGTTACCGTCGGCGGTAAAGACTTTATGACGGCGGACGCGGTAAAGGACGGCATAAGCTACGGCACGCAGGGGGCAATAAAAAAAGCTTTCGGGGCATATCAGGCGTCAAACGGCGACCCGATTGTGAAAGTGAGCGACTATGTGACAGGAAAGGGACTCGGCGCAAATTTATCATACAACGACACGACGGGAATGGTATCGGTCGGGGGAAACGAATTTAAACCGTCGTACATTGACAACGGAGTATCGTACGCACCGAAAAGCGCGGTGGATAAGGCTATAGCGGACTATCAGAACAACACGGGAGTGTTAAACTATGCCGACCTTATAAAAAAGAATAACGAGGAATACGGCAAATATACGAAAAAGCTCATAGACGCTTTGACCGAGAGGGAAAAGTTTGATTACAATCCCGAGAGCGACCCTGCATATATTGCATACAAGAATATGTACGAACGCGAGGGGCAAAGGGCTGCCGAGGAGGCGGTTGCGTCGTATGCCGGACTTAATGGGGGACTGGGAACGTCGGCGGCGGTGACTGCGGCGGCACAGGCTCAAAACGCTTGGCTGGACAAGCTTAACGACAGAATACCCGAATTATACGACGGTGCATACAGAAGGTATACGGACGAAAGAAACTTTGACATAGACGCGCTTTCGCAGATTGAGGGACTTAAACAACAGGCATTAAACAACGAAATGCAAGCACAGGGCGCTATGTATGACGCGGTGACGGGCGAGAACGAGAGAAACCGACAGAGGTATCTTGACGCGCTTTCGCAGAAACAGACCGAGGAGGACAGAGAATATGCACGCCGTGCAAACGACCTTTCTCTTGCAGAGGGAAATTTGAACCTTGACAATGCAAAGGTACAGAGCATTTTAAACAATGCGACCATACGCGGATATTTCACCGAGGACGAGGCAAACGCTTTGGGTGTGGACATTAACACAAGTCCTATGGCGGCGGCAACGCGTCTTGACCTTTACACATATGACAAGCAAAAGGGTATTGACGCGGACTATGATGTGGACACATACGGACGCAAGCTTGATTTAGAATCGCAGTATGCGCCTGTTGTTACATCATCGGGTAAAGGCTCGGGAGGTTCGAGAGGTTCGGGCGGTTCGGGAAGTTCCAAAAGTTCGGGGACTTCTTTAAAGAAAGTAAAGAGCATTGTAAACAATTTTAACAGCCAGTACAAAGAGGATTTCGGCGGTAATGCGATTTTATACGACGGCGACGGCGGATATTATCTAAATCCTGAATTATCGGACAGTAAAAAGGAAGTTGTAAAAAACAGGGTTGTTAAGTGGGTAAGCGAAATGAGCGGTGACCAAACCGACGCGGCTATGGCATTGTTTGACGCTTTGGAAATGAATAGCGGTGATGTTGCAAATGCCGCTTTGGGGTGGTCTAATTACAAAGGCATTAAGAAAAATGCTAACGGAATTATGAATGTTCTTGCAAGCACTTTTTTAGCTAAATAAACCGTTACAGGGGGATTGCTTTATACATTGAAATAGGAGGAAAATTAAATGGCTATTGATCTTGAAAGAATATTACGCGAAAGAAAATACGATGCGCAAAACGGACGGGGCATTGTTGGAAAAATTCCGTACACCGGCAAAGAAAGCAACGGGGGCAGTGAGAGCGCCGTCGGCAACGCACAGGGCGGAAATGTACCGTCGGTTAAGAGAACGGAGCCGTCAACAGAAATTAAAAATGCGGTGGAAAAGGCGTTTGAAAGAATAAACGGCAGCGGAGGCAAAAACCAAGGCTTTACAAATTTTGCGCCGACGAGGAAAAATGAGTTTATGCTTGCGAATATGCGGAAAAATTACGTATCGCCCGAGGTGAAAAACGCGGTTGACAAAGCATTTGAAAGAATGGGTGCTGTGAAAGCACCGACAAGCCCCTATTCGCCGTATAAAACGGGTTCTTTGGACAATCAGATAGAATATGCCGAGCAGGAATATAATGCGAGAAATGAGGAATACAAGGACCGTTTGCGTATGGTGCGGAACCGCTACACCCCCGAACAGGGCAAGGCAATGCTTGAAAAAAACAAAGTTATAAATAATCAAAAAGATTACAGAGGAGCGATTGACCGCGCCGATGAAAATCTTGAAAACCTTAAAAATATGCGTTATAACATTGACATCAAAAACAAACGCGCGGAAATGGAAAAGGTTGTAAACAACGAGGATTTTGAAAGATATTCGGCAGACCCGGGCGGAAAAAAAGAAATTTCATTTTTTCGGTATATAGACCCCAGATATAACGCCATAAATCAACCGATTGCATATGCTGACGGAAAAGAGCGAAAGATATATTTTTATTATCTTGAAAAAGAGGGACAGAAGAAAGCCGACGAATATTACAAAACCATAGAAAGAGAACTTACCGCGCGCCGTGCCGAGCAAAAAAGCAAGGAAGATGAAAAATTCGGTAACGAACATAAAATTTTAGCGTCGGCAGAAACCATTGCCGCGTCAATTCCTGCACTTAAAGACTATTATTCGGAAGTCAGAAAATATAACAAAAACAAGAAAAACGGCACTTACGAACCTATGAACGCCGACTCAATGAATTTTGACGCAACCCGCAAACAAATGGATTTAGAGCAGGGAATAACAAAAGATATGAGCGGTGCGGGCAAATTTTTTACACAGACGGGTTTGTCTATTGGCAAAAGTTTGGCATCGAGTTTATTCGGCAAATTCGGTTTGCTTATTATGAGCGGAAATGCGGCGGCACAAAGCACCTTTGAGGCTCTTAAAAACGGTGCGACATCGAGGCAGGCGCTTACAAAAGGACTTGCCGACGGCTTTACAGAGTACATCACGGAAAAAGTTCCGTTTGATAACTTTTTTAAGATTGTAAAGGGCGGTAACATTAAAGGCGCAAAAGCACTTTTGAAAAATATTTTAAAACAAGCAGGTGCGGAGGGCTCGGGCGAAGCTTTGGCGGAGTATATGAACTATGCAATAGACAGGTATGTTATGGGCGATAAATCGGACTTTAACTCGCTTGTTAACACGTACATCGAAAACGGGTACACGTCAAAAGAAGCGGAAAAAGAGGCCGGCAAGCAATATTTAATTGTAAACCCTGCCCTTGCGTTTGCAGGCGGTGCGATTTCGGGTGTTGGTATGGGCGGTGTGGCGCAAACCACCAATTACCTTGCCGGAAAGTGGCAAAACCATATTGAGGGCAAGACGGCTGAAAATAAAAATGCTCCGTCACAACAGACGGAGAATGTGCAAGCCCTCTCCTCGAACGCCCGAAACGCTTCTGTCGAAAACGGAACTGTGAATAGTGTATCACATAATAATGAAAATGTCAATAATTCCAATATTCAACACGTGTATGATATTAAAAAAGCTGATAAAGATTTTATAAACGCGACCGACAGTAAATTTGTTGAGTTCATAAAACAAGTAGAAAAAAATCCAAATGACAGCAAATCGAAATATATCTTTGGAAAAACGACAAACAAACTCAATACAGCATTAAAAAAACTCCTCAACATTGACACTGCCGACTATAAACACTACATTAAAGCCAACTCAATCAGACACATTATAAACAACCACGGTATAAATGGTAAAACAGACACTTCAATGGCTGATATTACCGACATTGCTAAAATTGGCTATGTAATTGATAATTTCGAAACTATAAATGTTTTAGAAGAAAATAGCAAAGAATACCGCGACAGAAATCAACGTCCTGCCCCTATGATAAGACTGTCAAAAAGGGTAGACGGAACTTTTTATGTTGTTGAGGCTGTTCCCGAAACAAATGCCAAGAGTCTTGCAATAGTTAGCGCATATATACAAAAAGCAGATGTTGGCAGTCGAGTGAAAAATGTGCAGGGAAATTCTTTAGATATGAGCGCATCTTCCGACGTCGGCGTGATTTTTGAACCGCCGGCACAAAAAGGCATTTCGGAAAACATCAACAACACGGAGCCTATGCAAAGTGTATTAAAAAGCGGACAGATTGAAAACGACATTGATATTGACGGCGAGGGTATCGGAAACAACCAAACCGAGGCGGAAAAGCTGGCAGGCGCAAGGCTTGAAAGAATTTTGAAAAACCGCTTTGGCGTTGAAACGGTGCATTTTAATGACGAAAACGGTTCAAAGGGATATTATGACCCGAAAACCAAAAAAATCTATACAAACGATTTTTACACAGTCAACAGATACGCTACGACCGCACACGAGTTTTTTCATTCGTACAAAGATATTGATGTTGAGGGTTACAACGTTATTAAAAAAGCGGTTTTGGCTGATTTGAGCCTTGAAGAATACAACAAGTACAAGGAAAGGCAAATAAACCTTCGCAACAGCAACAACCTTGATACAGAGAATATCGACATAGACGATCTTGTTGCGGAGGAGGTTATTTCTGACCTCGGCGCGGAGGTGCTTAAAAACCCCGAAAGTTTAGAGAGAATTTTTAAACGTTTTGAAAATGACAAGTCATTTATTGAGAAATTTATGGACTACATACGCGGACTTGTGAGAAAAGTGAGGGAATTTTTAAACTCCGATTACATTGAAAACGACAACGACATACGAAACCTTGTGAAAAACTATTCGGAAATTGAAAATATTTACAGGTCTGTTTTGGAGTCGGGCGGTACTATGGACTATTCAGCCGAGGGAAACGATACGGGTGTGAAGTATAGTATTACCGACGCAAACGACACTGAAAAAATTGGAGTAAAACAACAGATAAAAAACAACAGCGAAACACTCGGCAAAATGGAGCCTGTTTATAACAACAATTTAGAAGTTGAAAAAAAGGGACGTATGGAAAATCAAGAGTGGGTAATGAATTTGTTTAAAAACTACAATTACGAAGTTTTTAGAGAGGGTTTAGGCAAAATCATTATTGACCGCAGAAGAATAAGAAGTAGTTTAAGTTATTTAAAAACTGACGGCGACCTTGCCGCATATGCCGCACTCCCTGCCGTTCTTGAAAACGGCAAAATAATAGGCGAACACCCCGACCACAAATCACGAAGATATAAGACCGTTACAATAGGTGCGCCCGTTGTTATAAACGGTGTGAGGGGAAATATGGCAGCAGTTATAAGGCTTGACGGCGAAAACAATTACTACAAGGTACACCGTATTTTAATGCCCGACGGAAGTTCATTTGTTTATGAAAACAAAATAAGCAACGCTGAAACGGCGGAGTGGCCTCAAAATAATGAGACGACCTTATCGCCAGCAGACGTTGCTTACGATGACATTGTATCACAAAATGATGAAGATGTCAACATTAACAAAATAAGCAACGCTGAAACGGCGGAGGCTGATTTGCAAAACAAACCAGTCGTATCGCCAACAGACGTTGCTTACAATGACAGTGTATCACAAAATGATGAAGATGTCAAATATAAACTTCCTACCGCAGAGGAAAAACAGGACGCGATTTCGAGAGCTGATGTTGAGGCGGTGCAGAGCATACCGAGAAAAAGCGTAAACGATTTTACGTCGGACGACATAAAAAAGACAGAAAATTTTGCACGGAAGTATTTTAAAGAAATGGGTACAAAATCGCCGTTCTTCCGTTCTTGGTTCGGCGATTGGCGCGCAAACGACAACACCGAAGTGAAAATTGCAAATCAAAAAGGCGCAGTCAGAGGTACAACAAAAAACAACGACACCGGCTGGGATATTCAAATCTCGGGTAAAGTGTTTAGTGAGTCGAGGCACTCTGCAGTAAAAAATAAAACTGCCTTTCCGTACCTTGATTACATAAACAGTATTGTTGAAAATGCGGTTTTACTTGACAGTTATACCATACCGGGCGAAAAAGCAAAGTCGGACAACTCGGCTATGATGCATACTCTTTACGCGATTTCGGATATGGGAAAAGGAAACGAACTCATAAAGCTTTATGTTGAAGAGCTTAACGATGTGAATAATGACGGCACTATTAAAAGAGCCTATCAGCTGCAGAATATAACAAAACAACAGTTGAATGTTCGGAGTTCCGAGAATACTCGTAGCTCTATCATATCAACTGCTGATGTATATACTGTATCACACCTTTTTGATATTGTCAAGCTCTTTGATAAAAATTTCAATCCCAAAGGTGCGAGCAAGGTTGTAAATGAGGACGGTACACCTAAAGTTGTATATCACGGGACTGATAGCGATTTTACAGTTTTTGATATTACAAAATCACGCAGTTATGACGGAACGTTAAATTATGATTTACCGGGTTTCTATTTTTCGGAAAACACAGATGAGGCAGGTTCTTACGGAAACTTTAAAGAGTACTATCTTGATTTGAAAAACCCTTACAAGGGTGATATTGTTGCGCTTGCAAGGGAAAAAGGAAGTTACAGAAACGCTTACGATTATCTTGTGTCGCAAGGGTATGACGGTATGATTGTTGACGATATGGGTGAGGGTTTTGCGGAATATATCGTTTTTAACTCAAATCAAATAAAATCCGCAACCGACAATATCGGAACGTTTGACAGAGGAAATGACGACATAAGATATAAGCTTCCTACCGCAGAGGAAAAACAGGACGAGGAAATGCGGAAAGAAGCAAAAATGCGTATGAATGAAATGGCAAAAGAGGCAAAGCAGGCAACCGACGAGGGGCTTGACATTGAAAAGTATTACAACACACCGCGCGAAAAGAGAATTACGGAAAATGCCGTAAGAGCGCCGAGGCTTGAACGAATGGAAAAGGCTGCCGAGGATTTTAAGAAAACGGGCGACAGCTTTAAACTTCCGAAAAAGAGCGACTACAATTCATACAAACGCGACGCACAAAGAAAGGGCATTTATTACAACAACATTGAAACATATATGAAAAATCAGCTCTCGGGTGTGCGCAGTGAGAGTGAAAGAGAAGTTATAAAAAAGGCGCTCGATATGTTTCTTCAGAAAAAGGTTGCATACGAAAACGGCGAAAAGGAACGTGCGCAAAAGGTTATCACAAGTATGGACGAGGCGTATAAAATGCTTGACACCAAAAGAAATTTTAAGCTTGCCGAGGAGGTTATAGATGATATTATAAAAAACACCAGTCACCGTTACATCAGCAAGGACACCGCAAGAAACGGTTACTATTACCGAACGCACACGTTTTATCAGATAATGCTCGAGGCTTTCGGTGAGAAACACTACGGTATAGTAAAAGACCTCATAGACGATTTTAACGACTCCAAGGGCAATATGTCAAAAAGGATTGATGAAAAACTTGTTTCAATGCACAAGGCTGTTGTCAATGACCTCGGCATAAAAAAAGGGAGCAGAGAGTCGGCGGCGGTGATGTGGTACGGCGAGGGCGAGAAAACTCCCGACCTTACCAATGCGGACGACATTGCGCTTTTAAAGAAAATGGGAATTAAGGACTTTAAAAAGCTTGACCCGAACATTAAAGTTAAATACGACGGCGCACGGCTTGAAAAAGATTTCGGACACGAAAAGGCAGAAAGAATTAAAAAGGCGGACGCATATTTCAGAAAAGTTTATGATGAATACATAGACGATTTAAATGCACAGAGAAAAAGAATTTATCCGTTCAATCCACAAAAGCAGATACAGAAAAGGAAAAACTATTACAGACATTTTGAAAAAATGACCAACGACTTTCCCTCTTTTGTACGTTCTTTCAGAAACGACACTGAAATGGACGCAAAATACCGTCCCGGTCAAGACTATTCCGCACCTAATTCAAAAAAGCAATCCATTGAAAAAAGGAGAAAAGGCAAGGCGACCGCCGAGGACGCGGTGGGCGGATTTATCGACTATGTAACGCAGGCGGAATACATACTCAATATTGATGATAATATATCGGCTATAAGAAGTCTTGCGAGCGATATTATAGATTTGACAAAGGACAAAGGCGGTGCGGAGGAATTTACACAATATCTTTTGGATTTCGCAAACCATTTGGCAGGAAAATCGACCTCTGATATTGAAAAAGGACTTAAAAAGCTTTTCAGCAAAAAAGCAAACAAAGTATTACAGACTTTAAACAATACTAAAAAGGCAAACTCGGTTATAGGCAATATTTCAACAATTTTAAAACAGCCGACAAACGTTATAAACGGACTCGGTGTTTTGGAAAATCCGATTATGATTTTCAAAGGAATAAAGGACACTGTGGTGGGTGTGACAAATGAAAATATCAAAAGAAGATACAAAGAGTCGAATTTTTTAACCGAACGCTTTTTAGACAAATCATATTCAGTGTTTGAAAAGAACAGTCCGTTGAAATTTTTTTCCGATATGCTCGGCTGGGCGGACGAATTCGGTGCGAGGTCTGTCTGGAACGCCGCATATGACGACGCATTAAAGCTTAAAAAAACAGGAAAAAAATCTGATATTAACCCTGCAAGATATGCCGACGACGCGGCGCGCGCAGCGGTTGCAGGCAGAGGTATCGGCGAGGTACCGCTCATTTACAAAAGTGAAATTGCAAAGCTTGCACTTCCTTTTCAGATTGAAGTGCAGAACGGACTGCATCTTATGTATAACACGCTTACGGGTAAATATACATCCGGCGAGTATATGCACAAAAGCAAAGTGTCAAAAAGAATAGGCAAAGAACTTGCTATGCTCTTTGCTATGTGGGCGGCGAACGGTGCAATTCAGGCAATTACCGGCTCAAAAGCAAGCCTTGATATAATCGGCGATATAATTGACGGTATGAAACAGGGTTTTAAAGAAAAAGACGACGAGGACTTTTTGGACAAACTTTTGAGAGGTACAAAGAGAAGTACACAGAATGTTGCAGGCGATTTTGCAAGCAATGCATTATTCGGGTGGGTTGTCGGTGAAATACTGGAACTTTTTAACGAAGATTATTCGGACGAACTTTTCAACGGTAATTTTCAGTCTAACGGTGTGAACATTCCTGCCGGTCAATCGTTTGGAAAGGCAATAAAAAAGGCTGTTCAGCGGGATTTTGCCGGTGCAGGCGCGGAGGCTGTGACAAGTTTTGTTACACCCTACGGCGGTGCGCAGATTGACAAGACAATACGCGGTTTGACCGACTGGGGAAAAGGTGCGAAGTATCAGAATGATGCATACAAAAAGGTATCGAAGTTTTTTGCAAACAGAAATAGCAGTGATTACGAGGGGGTTGACGGCAAGAAGAAATACGACATCGAGAAAAATCCTTTGACATTTGCGCAGTCGGCATTATTCGGTCCGTCAGCTTTGGGAGGCGATTATTACAACGACCAAAAAACGGCGCGGCATATAAAAGATGAAGAAAAGGCGCAAAGGGCAAAGCGCGAGGAAAAATTCAGAAAAAACTACAAAAACGAGAGCGTTATATACCTTGCAAAAGCGCAAAAGGACAACGATTTAATTCCGTATGACGAGGTGAAATCCGATTTTAAATTTACGCACAAAAAACAGGAATATGAATTTACCATTCCGAAAGAGGCAAAAGAGGAATACGACAAGATGCTTTTAGACGAAATGGAAAAGGAATATGACAAAGTTATGGACAAGCCCGAATACAGAGGCGCGTTAAATGCGAGAAAGGCGGAAATTTTGAAAGACGCGAAAAGCAAGGCGCGAAAGACGGTTAATGCGAAGATTAAAAAGGATTATTTGGACGGAAAATTCGGGGATTGAAAAGACATACGCGATGTGGTAAAAGTCCCCTGCATAGTCCATACGGCGTAAAACAGATTTTTATGCAAAAAATGCCTGCAAGGGGCAATGAATGTATTATATAATATGCTAAAAAAGGGGGTGAACGGCATAGACGGCGAGAAAAAGAAAAACAAGAAAAGCTTTGACTTTGAAATGATACGCAACGAATACCGCCGTTACACAAATTCGGCTATGAAGCTTGAATTTGACCGCAGGCAAATTGAAAATGACGGCATTTGGAAGATGCGCCACAAAAACGGCATTAAGGGCGAAAGTGACAAAGTGAGGGCGAAAAGCGGATATATTTTCAACGCGGTTATTCAAAAGCACGCCGACGCTATGGACAACTATCCCGAAATTAACATTCTGCCGAGAGAGGCGGGCGACATTGACGAGGCGAAAACCCTTACAAAGGTTATCCCCTGTGTTATGGATTTATGCGACTTCAAAAAAACATACTCCGACAACTGGTATGCAAAACTTAAAAACGGCACGGCGGTTTACGGTGTTTTTTGGAACCCGTCGCTTTACTTCGGTTTGGGAGACATTGAAATTAAAAAAATCGACATTGTAAACCTTGCGTTTGAACCGGGTGTTTCAGACATTGAGGAGTCGAAATATATTTTTTACACGTATTCGGTGAGCAAGGAAAGCTTTATTTCGGAATACGGGGGCATTGACGGCGCGGAGTTTGCCTCGCCCGAGGACAAAAAGTATAATCAAAACGACACCGAATTTATTTCGGAAAGGGTAAAGATTATTGATTGTTACTACAAAAAGTCACTCGGCGGTGCAAACGTTGTGCATTTTTTGAAATTTTCGGGCAAAAAGATTTTGTATTCCTCCGAAAAAGAGGGAAAAGAAAGTTTTTATGCACACGGATATTATCCGTTTGTATTTGACGTGCTCTACCCTTACGAGGATTCACCTTTGGGGTTCGGCATTGTTGACGTTTTATATCATACGCAGACACAGGTGGACAAACTTGACGAAATGATACTTAAAAATGCGTCGCTTTGCTCATCGGGAAAGATATTAGCATCGAAATCACTCGGCATTAACAAAGCGGAAATTTTAAACGCTGAAAACGAATATGTGGAGTTTGACGGCGCGTCGCTTAACGAAAACAATTTCAGGGAGTTCAGGCCGTCGCCGATACCGCAGAGCGTTGTCGGATACCGCGACACAAAGATAAGCGAAATAAAAGAAGTTATCGGCAACCGCGATTTTCAGCAGGGCGGAACGCAGGGCGGTGTTACCGCAGCGAGTGCGATTACCGTTTTGCAGGCGGCGGGCGACAAGCTCACGCGTGACTACATAGACGCGTCGTACAGAGCGTACCGAAAAATAACACTTCTTGTTATTGAGCTTATACGGCAGTTTTACAGTGTTGAAAGAAATTTCAGAATTACGGGAAGCGACGTTCCCGAATTTGTGCGCTACGACAACACGAATATTGCGGTGCGCTCCACCGGCAAGACCAACGCGGACGGAATTACCGAGAACGGGCAGACGTTCCGAAAACCCGAATTTGATGTTGTTTTAAGCGTTCAGAAGAAAAATCCATACACGAGGGAAATGCAAAATCAAACCATAATCGAGCTTTTAAAAGCAGGTTTATTCAATCCGCAAAACATTGACGTTTCGCTGATTGTTTTGGACGCATTACAATTTGAGGGCAAGGAAAACATCATTGAAAAATTATCAGCCCTTGCAAACAAACAGAACAACGCGCAGAATATACAGGGTGTGCAGGATATGCAGAATACACAGGACGTTCCGAACGCGCAGACGCTTGCGGAGGTTATGGGAAATTAAAAAATACATAAAAAAGGAGTTTTGAAAATGGCAGGAAGAAAAACAAAAAGCAAGTACACGGAAAGGGTGAGTTTTGTTATTCCGCCCGACGTGAACAATCCCGAGGAAACCGAAAAAGTTATTTGCGTTAACGGCAAAAACTATCAAATTCAGGTAGGCAAAACCGTTGAAGTTCCGCTCTTTGTAAAAGAGGCATACGACAACGCAAGACGGCAGTTTTATAAGGCGGTTAACAAAGAAAAACAGTTTATTAACTAAAATACGGAGGTTTTGAAAATGGAAAAAGAGAATTTGGAAAACAAGGTTGATTTGTTTGAAGAATACGAAAACGGCAAGGACATAGACGAGCTTAACGCTATTATTGAAAACGGTGCGGAAAATAACAGTGCTGAAGATGACAATAACATCATCGAAACAGAAGCCGCCGGAGGCGGTAACGAACAGGTGCCGTCCGAAGAAAACACCGAGATTGCAAAAGAGGAAAAACCCTCGCAGGACAACGGCGACGGCATTTTGAAAAGTTATCTTGCAAAAATGCTCGGTTGCAGTGAGGACGAGGTTCTTGACGCGGTGAAAAAGCGCGGTTTTGAGCTTGAGGCGGAAAACGCAGGCGTTGCGGACGTTGATTTGTTTGTGAAAAACAAAATTAACGAAGAGGAATTAAACCGCATAAAGAGCGAGCGTGAGTTTGAAAATTTTAAGAAAGAATATATCAACGACATTACAGGGCAGGTTAACGCAATCAAGGAAAGCGAACCCGATTTTGATATGGACGCGCTTTGCGAAAACGACGATTTTGTTGACGCTATGAATATGTTTTACAAAAACGGCAGAACAAAGGAAAAAGCGGTTTTATACGCTTACAATGCGGTGATGTTTGACAAGCGTTTGCAGGGCGAGAAAGACAAGATTTTGCAGAGCATTAAGTCGGGGAAAATGCGTCCTGTTGAGGGTGCGAACGCGGTGAGCGAAAACACCGACACAATCGACATTAACAACATCACCGACGATATGCTTGAAAGCTTGGAAAAAAGAGCGCTGAACGGCGAGGAAATTGTGCTTGTATAAATATGCCTGCAAGGGGCAAAGAACATAGGCTATAATTATTATGAAAATAAATAAAAAGGGGGGCTTTTAATGCCTGTAAACACAACATTAAGCCCGGGCCTTGCGCCGAGTATGCAGACGTTTTACGACAAAACGCTGCTTAAAAACGTCAAGGCGAATTTGGTTCACAACCAATTCGGGCAGGTAAGAAACATACCGAAAAACGGCGGTAAAACAATTCAATTCAGAAAATACGTTCCGTTTGCAAAAGCGACGACACCGCTCACCGAGGGTGTAACTCCCGAGGGTTCAAAGCTTGTTATGGAAGAAAAGTTTGCGTCTGTCAAGCAGTACGGCGACTTTGTGGCTTTATCCGACGTGCTCACGATGACGGCGATTGACCGCCACATTGTGGAGGCGCAGAAAGCGCAGAGCGTGCAGAGCGCGGAAACGCTCGACACCATTACAGCAAATTATCTCAACAGCGGTACGAACGTTTACTACTGCGGAGGAAAGCTTTCGAGAAGTGAGCTTACACCCTCGTGCGTATTGACTGTTAAAGATGTAAGAAAAATTGTTCGTTGCTTAAAGCAGAACAAGGCAAGAAAAATCAACGGCACATACATTGCCATTGCGCACCCTTATGTGTTGTACGACCTCAAAAACGACACCGAATGGCAGAATGTGAAAACATATGCCGACCCGAAAGACTGGTATAACGGCGAGGTCGGAAAAATCGAGGGTGTACGCTTTTTGGAAACCACCGAGGCGGTTATGTTCGTCGGCGAGGGAAAAGACAACTGTAATGTATTTTCCACTTTGTTTTTCGGCGAGGACGCATACGGCAGGACGAGTGTCGAGGGCGGAGGACTTAAAACCATTGTTCACCCGGCAGGCTCGGGCGGTACGGCTGACCCGCTTGACCAGCGTTCGACGGTCGGCTGGAAAGCGCTCCACACTGCGTGTATTTTGCAGGACGCTTTTTTGGTTAGGTGCGAGTCGTCTGCAACAGATGAAGACGATTTCGACGTATCGGATACCGGGGACAACACCGACAGCGGTAATCAGTCGGGTGATGAAACTCCCGGCTCAAACACTTCCGGCACAGATGACGGCGGTGTTACAAAAGCTGACGACAGTAATTTATAATCTGCGTTTTCGACTCACCTCTTTTTTCATAAAATGCCCGTTCGCATTTGCGACGGGCATTTTTGTTTGAAATTTATCGGTATGAGGAACAAAAAACGTGTAAAAAACGTGTAAGAAAAAAACAAACCGCCTGTTTTAAGGCGGTTTTCGGTGACTGGTGGAGAATAGGGGGATCGAACCCCTGACCTCGTGATTGCGAACCACGCGCTCTCCCAGCTGAGCTAATTCCCCGTAAACAGTATTATTATACATCAACTTTCGCTTTAAGTCAATAGTTATTTTCAAAAACTTCGCCGGTTTTCAAAACTTTATATAATTTTCAATGCCGAATAAACATTATACCTCTGTTAAATAGTTAAATAAACATTACAATTCTTTTGTTGCTGTTGCACGGCAAAAAAATCTATGCTAAAATCAATTTACAAAATTATACATTCACAAGGAGGCACAATATGAAAAAGTTTAAATTTTTGCTTGTTTCGGGTATGATTTTTGCCTGCGCGTCGCTTTTCGGCATTGGCGCATACGCGGCGAACGGCGACGTTATCGGAAAAGTTTATTCCACAGACATACTCGCGAAAATAGACGGTCACAACGCGCCGTCCTACAACATCGGCGGAAAAACCGCGGTTGTAATTGAGGAGCTTGCGGACGTGGAAAGTATGCGTACCTACGCGGTTTACGCAAAATACGACGACAGCGCGCGCACGCTTGATGTCAGAATGGAGTCGTCGAAAAACTTTTCGGGTGAAGCATATGATGAGATAACACGCGGAAAAGTGGGCGAAATTCTCGGAGACGTGTACGAAACCGACATAAAAGTTTACATAAACGGTTACGAAATAGACGGTATGAACATCGGCGGAAAAACCGCGGTTGCTATTGAAGATTTGGGCAAAATCGGCGGTGTGAACGAGGATTTCGGATATTCAAAATACCGCTGCACGGCAAACTGGGATGCGGAAAACAAAATTATTGCGCTTGATTTCATAGACCCGGGTTTGGATTTTAGCGTATTTGACTACGGCACAAGTCTTGCGTACACTGCAAGCGACAACGTTATCAGCGCAAAATTTGACAGAATGAACTATATTACATCCGGTTTTTACAGTACCCCGGTTTATTCGGACGAATTTAAAAAAGAAACAAATGTGTTAAAACCCCTTTATTTTGACAACGGAAAAGAGAAAACAGAGATAGGATTTATGTATATTTTTAATGACGACTACATTCCGTACGAGGTGTCGGAAAGATATTTCATCACTAAACCGGAGGTTTTAAAAGAGCTTACCTATGCGCTTTGGGACGGCAAAACTCCCACTGCTGACGAGGCGTTTAAAGCGCTTGACGACAAGGAAAATTACGAAATGCTCGACAAGCTTGAAACCGAAGATTTTTACTTTGTTACGGTTAAAGTTTTAAAACCCGTTGACGAGTATCAGGACATTGTTTACGTCGCGGTTAAAAAGACGGGCGGTTACAGCAACGTTTACTCGGGTTCGACGATTTATGACAAAACCACGGTTGAAAAGGTGGGTGCGAACATCGTACGTGTGGGACTTTCGCCGTATGCGGGACCGCACGGCGCAAACAAGCTGAACTGTGATTTGGATTTGAACAGTTATACAATAAGATAA